AAGACGAGTTGCTACACAAAGGGTGGACAGCTTTCTTAATTAACCAAGTAATCAAAGAAGACAGCCGCTTTGCAGATATCAAAGCAGAATGTGAAGTTGAAGTATATCAACTATACAAAGATGTTATCCGTGAAGAAAAAGAATGGGCAGACTATTTGTTTAAGATGGGTCCAGTGATTGGTCTTAACGCAAACATTCTAAAAGAGTTTGTTGACTATACTGCCGCAGATGCATTGAAGCAAATTGGTATCAAGTATCAGAACCCTGCTCCAAAGTCTACTCCTATCCCTTGGTTCAACAAGCATAGTGACACAAGCAAGAAACAAACAGCATTACAAGAAAATGAAAGCACTAATTATGTAATTGGTGTAATGAGTGATAGTCTTAATTATGACGAACTCCCAGCACTATAAGGATTAAAAATGATTACAGTATATTCAAAAAACAACTGTCCATTTTGTGACAGAGCAAAGGCATTATTGGAAAGCAAAGGCATTCCATTTAAAACAGTTATGATGGAAGAGAATCCAGACGCACGTGAGTTCCTAATGGATCAAGGCTTGCGTAGTGTCCCACAAATTTTTAATGACGGAGTTCTTTTACCAGGTGGCTTCCAGGGTCTTGCTGGTAAAGACGAAACATTTTTTGAAACTTTAAAAGGATAATATGTTAATTAACAAAGGCGTTTCCCAAGGCGAAGTAATTACTTTAAAACTAACCAGTGGAGAAGAAATTGTCGCTAAGTTATCTGAAGAAACAGATACACATTATAGACTAAGTCGTCCAATGGTAATTGGACAAGGTCCACAAGGTCCAGGATTAATGCCTTACTTGTTTACAGTAAGTCCTGATAGAGTTATCGGCTTACTAAAATCTACTGTCACTGTTGCAGAAGGAACTGATGAGATGTTTGCTAAACAATTCCTTGAGTCAACAAGCGGTATTAAACTAATTTAATATTATGGCACAGACTACCTACACAACAGTCCCAGTAGGTGCAGGGGGCGCAGGAACTACATACACAACTACCCTTGGAGGGGCTGGCGGTTACGGTCCGATTACAGTCAATACTGGCGCAGGCATTAGTAGTGGTACAATATCAACATCGGCCTTGAATGGTACATCTGGTGCATACTTAACATCAAACGGGACTTGGGGGACTTCTCCAACGTTTACTGTTAACTCTGTAACTCCAGGTATACAAGTTAAAGGCGATGCTGAATTTGATGGCGACATCAAAGTACAAGGCAAGAGTTTAAATGCTTGGATGGAAACAATGGAAAAGCGTTTAGCAATACTTGTTCCCAATCCTAAAAAATTAAAACAATACGAGGCATTACAAAAAGCCTACAAACACTACAAAATGCTTGAAGCATTATGTGAGGAACAGGATGACGAATCCAACCAATGAAGTAAGAGAGTTTGTTCACAGACACGGTGTTAGAATTGTTGACAGCAACAAACGTGCATATCGCCACACTAAGGCAAATGTGCAGATGTTTCAATTCAACGACGACTACAACAAGTTTATAAATGATCGTATTACATTTGAAACTGAAACGTTGTATACAGTAGAAATTGCTGAAAGTGAATTAGATCGTATTGCCAACTTTGAAGCCCAAGTGTTTAACAACATGGCAGAAACTGGACACTACAACTTGTTCGAAACGTTAATGGAACAAAAACAATCAGAACGACATTTGCGAGACAAATATCCCGCAGTGAAGAAAGCATACGAACAATATAGTTTGATGCTCAAATTGGCACAATCAGGCGAAATATAGTATTGACTTTGATAGTTAATTGTTGTATACTTGCAACATATACTATGGAATTTATATGGAACTAATTGTAATACTGTTCACATTGCTTGTGGTCAAACATTTTATCGCAGACTTTATCTTACAAACGGATAAGATGGTTCATGAAAAAGGCACATACGGTGCACCAGGCGGTTTACATCATGCCTTATGGCATGGACTGCTAACAGCATTTATATTCTTCCCAGTAATAGGAAGTGTAATGCTAGTATTAAAAATTGGCTTTATTGATGCAGTATGTCACTATCATATTGATTGGGCCAAAATGAATATTACAAGAAAATATACGCCAGCAAACCAGGAGTTTTGGTTCTGGCTAGGTGTAGATCAAATGCTACACTACTTAACCTACATAGGATTAATTGCATGGGTCTTTGCATTCGTGTAACACAAGATGAAAACAAAAACAGAATATAATTTAAAAGAAACAGTTTGGATACATTTGGGCAATGGTAAATTGCACAAGGGAATCATAGTAGATATTTTTGATTTAGCACACGCAGGCTATCCTGCTGACGCAGAATTTTACATAGTTGAAGTTCCAACTGAAATTGACCCAATACTAGAAGTTAGAAGCTGGGAACAGATTAGTCAAGATGCTAAGGGTCCTATTGGATGCTATAGATCAATGAAAGAAGTTGGGTTTGCAGAAACACGCTTTTTAGGTAAAGTTGGGATTACGCTTCCAGAGGCGGCAACTAATCATGCACAAGAATTTGAAGACGTGTATGACCCAACTCCAGAAGAAGTTAATGCCGCAATTGAACGTGCAGAGCTGGCCAAGAAAGAAATGTATACAAGCGGTGCAGGTGCAGTAGCACCAAAACCAAAACGTCGTAACTTTCCACCTAAAGGTAAATCAAATGCAAGAAAGCCTAGACCAACAACTTTGTAAAGAGTTCCCAAAGTTATTTGTTAATCGTTACGCACCAGAAACAGAAACTAACATGTGTTGGGGATTTGCATGTGGTGATGGCTGGTATAACATAATTCATGCTCTGTGCTCTAACATTCAAAGTCACATTGATTGGCGAGTCAAGCAAGGGCAAGCGATCACACAAGTAACAGTTCAACAAGTCAAAGAGAAGTTTGGTACACTTCGTTTTTATTACGATGGTGGTGATGACTACATTAGTGGACTAGTTACTATGGCAGAGACTATGAGTGGTCACACTTGTGATGTTTGTGGATCGCCTGGTCAACGTAGTGGTGGAGGCTGGATTCGAACACTGTGCTCAAAACATGCAGAAGAAGTTGAGAACGAACGTGCTAAACGTATGCGAGCAGACGGCTTAGAAGAATAACAATACGCTCGTTCTGAGTTGATTTATTCAGGGGCGCATGTTATAATATAGCATGAAGCCCCTTGTCTACACTTTGTCCGAATGGGATGATATACTCTGTAAAATAAAAAGAGATAATCCACCAAGTGTTTGGATGATCCGTGAAAAAATGAAACGCAAACTTGGGTTTACTACTCGAGAACACTCTGCGTGGGATCCGGGCGTGACTAGGAAACTTACCACTGTTCATTTGGATTTTTATGACGAACGATACCGATCACTCTTTTTGCTACGATATGGAAGCGATGCTGCCGTTCCAGAAAGATTTAATGTCTAACCTATCTGGCGGTATCGCTCCAAGCGAGTTGATGGTGTACACTGCTGGTCGCCAGACTGGCAAGTCAATGTATTATCAATATGCACAGCAGTGGGAAGACATGTTTTCTCAAAAACCTTTATTTGAAGTTGTTGACAGCGCACTTGTTGACGGTGAGCAGTGGCACACAGTTGCAGTTAGTTCGCCTATTGCTACGTGGGTACGCACTAAGAAGAAAGACCAATGGAGCGAACATCCAGTTCGTGGCTCTCGGTTCCGTAGTGTGTTTGACATGAATGAGAAATTATACACAATGTTAGGGATGAAGTTTTCATGAGCTTTATAACGTTTGGTAAAGAGCAATACCACTTGCATCAAGAGATGCAAAATTGGTGTAGTTCACATTTTGGTCCAGGCAACTGGATCAGCGAACGTGTGGTTAAGGATTGGGAAGGCATGCAGGTAAATTGGACAATACACAGTATGTTTGGTAATACTACATTTTCTTTTAAAGACCCAAAGCATTTTACTTGGTTTGTATTGAGGTGGTCAAGTGAAATTTGAACATGATGCTATTGAAGAAGCAGTAAACCGTGCGGCCAAAGATCTAGCTGAAGATATTGACTTTGATGTACTTGCTTCATTATACAAGGATATGGGCTGGACTGAAGTTGAATTTTCTCCAAGACAGTCTCAAGAACGAGTTGCTGAAATTAAAGAATGGTTAGATAAGAATTGCAAAGGTTATAAAATGAGTCGAGGCAAGCGTTTCTTATTTGAAGACAAAAAAGAGGCCGCCTGGTTTATGATGAGGTGGCTATGACACGATTTGATGTATGTCTACATCCTAGAGTTAATGAGATGTTTGATTGGATTGTTGAAAGATGCGGCCCCAGTGTTGAAGGACGATGGCGCTTGCAACATTTAAGTTACATTGAATTTGAAGATGAAAAGGATGCGCTATTATTTGCGCTCAAATGGTTATGAAGATCAACTGGCAAGCCCACAACACAAAGAAACTGCATTTGGTTGCAACGGCTCCAGACGAGTACGAATACAATGATCCTAACTATGTAAATTTTCTAACCGAAGAGGACATGAAAGTAGTTTGGGAATGGTGTGTTAGAAACAACTGTGGCACACGTACGAGCTTTGATACGTTTAAGTTTAGAACTAAGAAACAAATAACAATGTTTCTGTTGAGGTGGTCGTGATACAATTTGTTGCTTGGCCACCACCCAACTGGACTGAGATTGTAATCACTTGGAAAACTATGTTAGATAGTCCTGATCACAATGTTAACGAAATACAAGAATGGGTCAATACGTATCCTGGTGGAAGATTTCATTTACATGGTTGGCAAAAAACAGAAGGTTTTGCCTACAGATTTGAGAACCCAGAAGACGCATTAATCTTTGCTTTGAGGTGGGCCCAGTGAAAGTAGTCTGGGGAAGAAGCATAGGATGGAACTTAGATATGATTGGTTATAAAAAACGCAAAGTGGAATATACTATTATTGAAAACGGTGCAGACTGCTACCCATGGACAGAGACCTTTGTCATTTTCCCTAAAAAAACAATCACAGGTAAACGTGTTGCTTGGCAAAAATTATACAAGCGCAGAGTTTGGGTAGTGTGGGGCACAGGCTTTCACATGGAACCTGAAGTGCAGTATGCAACATTATTTGAATTACTGAAGCATGAAGATTAAAGAATACATTGTAGACAAGTGGCTTACTTGGCGCACAGGTCTTGACAAAGAAGAGAGGCTTTTGAAAGCATGGAAAGAAGAGAATGTCGTTCTCCGTGCCAGCACAGTTGAGAATATGTTTATGCACTTCAAACATATTATTCCTGTCTCTACGGATATATTTGATCTTGACGAACCGTTTGGCTGGTGCCCTTGCGAAGACTTTAAACAGTATCTATATCCAAATCGAGAGTTAGGCAACAATACGATGTTTTACTTTGCTCGCGGCTATAGAGATCAATGGGACAAAAAATTTCACCTCAACGATACGCGGGCGGAAGAAGATCAAGTGTTTGTAGCAACAAATAATGACAGGGACGCATTCATGATTGCGTTAAAATACAGTTGAAAGAAATTAAGATACCTAATATTGATGCAACTAGAGTTATGGAGATTGTTAGAGATCTACGTAGTCAAGGTTTAGTGCAGGGTAAGGACTTTGACTTTGCTTACAATCAGTCAACGTATGATCCGATATCTATGCACAATATTGAAGGTAAGAGTGGCAAGTTTAAATTTTATGACGACAAATATGCCACGTTATTTGCACTAAGGTATGCAGTATGAACTTAGAAGTTTTGATGAAAGAGTGGCACGGAGTAGAAATAGAAAACATTCGTTTGCCAGAGCACATTGTTGATTGGCTGAATGAAAAAGTCGGTGACGGGCACTGGTTTATCAAAGGAAATTGGGGCGGTCAAACCATTTACTTTGACAATGAAAAGACTCATTTCTTATTCTTGATGACTTGGGGGAAATAATGGCAATAACGAAATTACCTGAAAAAGGATTCTTAGGTCCAACTCCGACCAAAGTGATAAATCAATACATGCTCACAGACAATAGAGTGGACGAAATACACAATGTAATAGTACACACATTCAAACTGGGTGATGTTGAAGATCCTGAACTGTATGCGGCACAACCGCTATGGGAATGGCAACAAAGTGATGTAGGTCAGTGGGTAATGGAACATTCTGTTGAAACGCCAAGTTGGCATCAACAGCAAACACCATTCGACTATAGCTACCTGTTCGCAGTAAAAGCAAAACTAAAAGCTAGGGATTATTCCTACTTTTTATTAAAATGGGGTGAAAAAGGCACTCAAGCAAAATGACTAGAAGAATTAACGCAATCGTGGCAGTGGATGATCAATGGGGTATAGGCAAGGATGGCACAATGCCATGGCCACACTTAGCAGAAGACTTAAAACGTTTCAAGAAATTAACAGACGGCGCAATGATTGTTATGGGTAAGAATACTTGGCTCAGCTTGCCAAAACGCCCGTTACCCAATAGGGAAAACATTGTTGTCAGCAGAACATTAGACGACGATGCAGTCAAAGTGCAGGGAGATCCAAAAGCAATCATTGCCAAACTCAAACAGGCATTTGATGGTGACATTTGGATCATTGGCGGTGCAGAGATATACCGTCAATTTTTACCCTACTGTAACAGCGTTTACATTACACGCATTTATGGTGACTACGATTGTGATACTCGTTTTCCAGAAGCTGTGTTAGATAGACATTTTGTGTTAGATTATTCAGAAGCAAGTATAGTTGACAACGACGTAGAATTAAATTACGAAATATGGGAAAAAGATGACATTTTTAATTAAAAAGCCCACTCTACCAGGGGATATTACTACATTTAAGCTCACTTCTGCTGAAGAAGTAGTAGCCAAGCTAGTAAGTGAAACGGACAAAGTATATAAGGTAGAACGTCCTATGACGCTTAGTTACAGTCCACAAGGTGTAGGTATGACTCCTTGGTTAATTACTGCTGAACGAGATGCAGTATTGGAAATACCCAAAGACCGTGTAATGACCACAACACCTACAATGAAGCAGGTGGTGGATCAATATTCTAATGGTGTTTAACTTGATAAATATCCAAAAGAGGATATTTTAAATGCCAGCGATTCCACGTCCGCAATCAGTTACAATTACATTTCCACCATATACAACACCGAGTGGGGTAGGCACACCAACAATTGCAACTGGAAGTTTCACGTTAGCTATCCCAGATAATAGTCTACAGTTTTATGCTATGGCTATTAACTTTGCAGGTATTGCAAGCTCACTAGTAGCAGTCACAAGTGCATTACAGACAGTGATTGATCCCACTGGTGGTATTAGAGTCAAAGATAACCTAGATCCTTATCAGTACCAAGTAGTGACTCAAGCACTTACTGCCGCAGGAATACCTAGTCCTGGAGCACCACCAGTAGATGTTATTACTCCGAATCCATTAGGAGGCGCTATGGCAGGCACTGGCGCAATTGCAGGAGCAGCCGCTACAGCAGCCGCATTAGGTAGCACTGCGGCAGTAGAAAACTTTTTGTCAGGAACCATAGGAATAGGACCTATCGTTGCAGTGGGCACGGGCTTTCCAGACTATGATGCTCCTATGACAGTGGTCAACTCTTCATTAGGCGTAATTAATACTTGTATGACAACTATTGCTACGTTAGTAACATTGTCAGTTGATGTACCAAGTAGAGCACTAGTATTAAAGAGTGTTATGAGTGTGTTTAGTGCGGCACTGAATACTCAATCAATTACTGCGGCTGGTCGAGTTCCTCCAACTCCTCCAGTAGGGATTTAATATGGTAGCACCAGTAGCTAGACTAGGTGATGTGGCAGGAGGCGTAATTGCTTCTGGATTATTAACTGTCACAGTAGGTGGACAGCCAATTGCACGGTTGGGAGATGCCATCACTCCTCACGGAACAGGTATTCACGGAGGCAGTGTTATTGCATCGGGTAGTGCTACAGTGTTAGCTGGTGGACTGCCAGTCGCAAGAATAGGTGACGTCGCAAGTTGCGGTCACCCTATTGCAAGCGGCAAAGTTAATGTTATTGCCGGACCTTAATTACCAAATATCAGACTTGGCAGGTTTGAAGTCAACCAAAGGCTTAGGCAATTGATGCTTGAAGCCTTTCTTTCTAAGTAGAGCAATCATAAATGTTGTACCATATGTATCTTGATGTTGACTGTTCTTAGTCAGCAAATGACGATCAGGACGCAAATCATCGTCACCTGGAGCAGGTGCCTTATATACAGCATCATACCAATTTTGGTAAGCATTATCTAACTTACGCCAAAACTTGTTCAGACCTTTTTGACCAGTGAACTCGCATTCAAAGGCATTCCAAAAAATCTCTGTCATATCAGTAACATACTTGTCAGTGATTGTGATCTCTTCTTCGGCACAAGCACGGAAGAAGTTATTCAACATGATAAGTTCTTTGGACTCAACGTAACGATTCTCAAATTTCTTACGTTCAATCCAGTACCTGCAGAAGTTTGACACGATGGAAAAGTCCTCATCAATAATAGCCGCGACCTGAGTAATAGCACCAGGAGCATCAGTATTTTGATATACCGTACGTGTTAGGAACAAGTCTGCTGTTTCCAAAAGCCGTTGCTTCAATTCAGCACTGCGCCAATCTAAATTATCGGAACTGTCCATACGTACACCAAAAACTTTTTGACTATATAGATCAAGTGGAGTCAGACCTTTTTTGCCGCCGCCATCAGCTTCATCTGTATTAAGAATAATAAAGTTTTCTCGGATTGCAGCCTTGTCACTAGATGGTGCGATCACAACTGGTACTGTCACATTGCTAGCCGACACGTCATAAATCATACAATAAATGATATACAACACAATCGTAGTGTGTTGGCCGTCCCAAGCAACATAGCATCCAGGAGCTTCTGCATCACGATATACGTTGATTGCTAGCACACGAGCTTCTGCAAAGTTACGAAGAATTTTAATGACGTGTTGCCAATCTAGTGGGCGGTTCATTGTGCTGTCAATACGCAAATCTGTCAATTTTGCTTCCGCAGCCTGCGCTAATGTAATTTTAGATTCAGTTAATGTTGGATTGTTTGCTTTGAAATCTCGAATAGCATGAAGTAACTCATCCATTGCTCCAGGAATATCTTTACAATAATTGTCAATACGTTGTTTTGCACTTTGAAAGTCTGAAGCATTCGTATTATAACGAGCGTTCCATGCTTCGGCAGCAGTTAGCTTTTTAACAATTGAACCAGGGAGAGAATTTTGAACGCTCATGATTAACCTTTCAAAGTACGTGCGTTGTCATTAAATGTTTCATCATTAGCAAGTGGTTGCAAACGATGGATTAGTGCGCCTTCCATTGCGGTCAGCTCAGTTTCCTTGTGCAGGATGATGTAGCGTACAGTCCAGTTCTCTGGATTAAGATTGTACACAGAATAGTTTTCACGTAACCATTGCCAACCTTTGGTGTCATTAGTTCCGTGTTTGAATTCAGCCAAAGCCTTTTCCCAATGCTTACTTTGACGAGCGCGAACCCATCCCTTACCAACGTAAACAACATTGTCATCTTCAGAGATGATATAAACGCCGTTATGTTTGGAAGGGATGCCTTTGTACAATTTGAACTGTTTAGTGATAATTTCAGCAGTGATACCAAAATGTCCTAGTTCGCTGTTAATTGTTTGCTCTACCATGTTACTACCTTATTTGTTTAACATGTGTATATTATAGCATGGTTTTACCTATTTGTCAACCACTGATTTTACCAATCTGAACTAGGACCGCTGTCACTAGAACTAGAAGAGCTATCACTCCAACTGCTAGAACTATCGCTTGAACTAAAGCTACTTGAACTAGACTTACGACTATCGCTGTCATCAAATCCAAAGTCTGTACTAGGCTTTGAATAAGTTTCTTTAATAGTAGGAGTGTTGTCTTTCCAATTAACTGTGCCAGCACTCACATCTTTGTGATTAGTTAACAAGTCTGTAATGATCATAGTGGTAAGCAAATCTGTACTCCAGTTGTTAATTGGAGACGAAACACTTTCTGCCGGAGTTGTTACATAGGAAGTAGTGTTAGTCTTTTTATCTTTAACAGCAGTCTTAACTGTGTTATTGTTAAAATCATATGTAGACTTAACACTTTTACCATCAAGCCGAGCCTGCCATTCTTCACGTTCTTTAGCACGTTGACGTTCACGTTCACGAGCCTGCTTGGCACGTTCAAGTGCTTGTGCGTACTCTTCAGCTTCCCGTTCATCAGCAATACGTTTGCGATATTTGATCAATTTGTATAAACCAAAAATAACGCCCACTGGAAATGCAACTATTACTGACCAACCTAAAATATTTTCTAACATCAATGTTCTCCTAGTTCTTCGGTGTAACGCATCCAACGACCTTCTTCACTATTCCAATGACGATTGTCATACAAGTTAAAGAGGAAACTATATCCTAATGCGCCTAACTCAATCATCATGCCTGCATGGTCTTGACGTGTGGATAGCTTAAATGAAAAGGATACAATAGTGCTATCCTTGAACATTTCCAATTCAATATACTTGTGCTTGAAAGGTGTGTCATATGATTTGCACCACATATTCTTCCAACGCCGACTAAACGGGTTGGTAATGTTGAATCCAAAGTAAAGCATTACTATGCTGCCTTTTGTTCTGGAACTGGGATTGGCTCGCCACCATCTGGATCATCGTTAGGACTATTATCCTCATCATACAACTGATCCATGAACACTGTGAGTTGCGCAATCATATTTTGACAGCCCTCTTTGTTCATTGTAATTTCCATCTGACCCATACTGAACGCAACACGATTTTTATCTGTTGCACCAATTCGATAAAAAATCTTAGCAGGGATTTCTGGTTCTGGAGGATCAATATACGGATTTTCTGGAACTGCTTTGGGTTCTGGAAACTTGACTACGTTTGCATAGTTGGGCTTTTTATCAAACCAATTAAACATTTTTCTATCCCATTCTATATCTAAGTTAAAATATCTTCCAAGAGGCGGATATGTAAATGGCAATGCTAAAGCAGAAATCCAAATTATTTGAATGTATTCTGCTTGTGTAAAGTTGTAAGCAATATTGGCAAAGCCTACAATAAGATAAATGGCGGACAACCAAAAGAGGTAATGTCCGCCACTACGTTGCCAAAGCAACTTCTTCATTTACTTGCCTACGTTGAGAACTGGACTAGGACCACCGAGTACCAATGTACCACCCTTAAACTGGGCAATACTTTGAGCAGTAATCTTAGCCGCTTCAGCTTGCATCATACGAGCCTGTGCATCCATGTATTGGATAGCGCCTGCGTTCTGTGCCAATGCTTGAATACGTTCAGCTTCCAACTTGGCAGTACGAACTTCGGCTTCTTTCTGCTTGGTTTCGTTCTTGGCACGAACCAATTCGTTAGCACTTGCTACAACTGAGTCAGCTGGAATAATACTACGAATCAACACTTGTGTGACAGTAATAGTACCGTCCAACTTTTCATCAGCTAGCGTCTTAGTAATACCATCACGGATATCTGCTTCCATTGTAGTACGGTTATCACCCATGTTCAACGCTTCATACTTACGTGCGGCTTTATAGGTCGCATTACGTGCGGCATTGAAAATGTAGTTATACATCAAATAAGTATCGCCATTGTGTGTAGCATGGAAACTCTTATTCTTGCTGTTATAAATTTCAGCAATCTGACTTGGATTGATGTTATAGATAACTGTCAAATCAAAGTCTTTCATTGTTGAGTTATCACTTGCTTGTGGAGTGATGTCATCAACTTTAACAGCAACTTCCTTAACTGGGAATGTAAGAACATCACCAATAAAAGTTTGGTTAAAAGACCCAGGTAGCAATTCCTCAGTTTTAACTTGTTTGTCAAATCCCACACGGAGACCAACCTCACCAGTTTCAATACGAGTACAACCCGTCATCAAAATTGCCGCACCCAAAATACCTAGTGTCAAAATACGCTTCATTTTACGTCCTTAAAAAAGAATTACAATTACAGTCATCACCATTACTGCTAACAGTGAAACAATTATACTATAGGAAACTGATTTTGTCAATGTCCAACGCTCCTTGCCGCTCATCTTTCTCCAGGCAGTTAGCCCAAAGTGGATGAGGGCGGCAAGAATGGCAAATGCTAGCCAAAGTCTAACCATTTCAGTTACCTGCTACGCCCAAAGCTGCCTTAACAGCGGCTTGAACAGCGGCATCCAATTGGTCTTGTGTGTAGGCCGCATCTTGGACTGCTTCTTTGAAAGCATCATCTGGATGCACACCCAATTCACCAATAACTTCGTAACGGCTAGCACGACCCTTAGCGTTGTCGTAGTCAGTTGGAATACTCACAACATCACGTGGGTTGATCTTAACGATCACTGTGCGGCTATCGCTACCACCGAAGTGTGGCAAGTAGCTTTGGCTACAGAAGTGCAGGCCTGTTGAGCAAGTACGATTTTGGTCGTCATCAACTTCGTTACGTGGCATTTCCAAAACTTGTCCAACGGAGTTATCCATTGTACCGCTATGGCAATCCTTAAAGTCACGACGCACTTTCTTGTAAGCAAGGAAGTGACCATCGCTAGTAATTGGCAAGTTGTTCTTTTCCAAGAAGCCATACAGTTCAGTTACGGAACGCTTGGATGGATTAGACATCAAGTTTTCCATAAATGCAACCAACGGCTCAACTGGCAAGCCTTCTTGCAACATGCTAATCATACGTGCTGACAGCGCATTGTGGAACTCTTTACCTTTCCAGAACAGTTTGTCGCCTTGTACTTCAAGATTGCCTTGACCGTAGTTCAACACTACTTTCTTAGGATCAATCGTGTCCTTAACAGTTTCCCAATCTTGGGCTTTAATTGCGTCCAACACTTTTTGGTAAGTGATGTGCGTCTTAGAGATAGTGTGTGGCTTGTTGTCGATAACAACAACAATATTCGCACCTTGGATCAAAAATGGATAGCTCATATTATACGCCTTTCTTTGCGTCAATCAAATTAATATACTCAGCTACCGCAAGACTATTCATACGGTAGGTTTCAAGGCCGCTCAACAATGGGTAGCGATTAAGAACAGCGGCACACTCGTTCTCAACTGCATCTTCAATTTTAGACAATTCCAATTCTTTAGCATACATTCTGCAAAGACGTTGCAAAGACTCTTTGGAAAAGCCATCAATTTTACTTACGCCTTTGAACATAGTAGCCACCTTAATATAGGGACTAGCTTTGTTCTCAACGTTGTCTGTAATAGTGTTATGATACTGCAAAATTTGCTTCTTGTCAACGGTTGAAACTACCAAACGCTTCAAATCTGCTTCTTTTACTGCACTCAATGTATCCTTCAAAAACTTTTCAATGTTGATCCAGTTCTTTTGTGTTTGGATAAACTTGATATCGCCTTTACGTACACCGTAAACTTCAACATTCAATTTACCAAAACCGCAACGCTTCAAGTCTTCGGCAAACTGCTTTGAGTTGCTCATACCAAAATCACTAAGGATGGTATAACCGCTCAACGGCAAGTAGTAGTAAGTTTCCTTACTGTCAAAGCTATCAGCTTTGCCAGCATCACGCCAAACCATTTCACGGCTTGCGTAGTAGCCACCACTATTACGTTCTTCCATACGCATAATGGTCACGTTCTTACCACCAGCGGAACTAGAAGCACGTTCCTTCAACATCAAGTCAGTTGCGTTCAAAACAGTTGGCGGTGTGCTCAGCGATTTCAAAAACGCATCATACTTTGCAGGCTTAGTCTTATCCGCGGCACTCATCACATAAACAGTTTGATAGTGGTAAGTACCCTTTTCAAACTTGGTGTTATTGAAGTGATACTTGGCACGAGCACTTGCACCAATTTTGGTGTCGTTCTTGATAAAGTTTGCACCTTCGCTAACACGAATCTGCCAAGCCTTGTAAGCAATGTCTGCGGCATTTTTAGGATGCACAGTATAAGCGTTCAAGTTGCTAGTACCTTTTGAACCAACATTCTTTTGGAACGCAATGATTTCAATGTTGTACTTCTTAGCCAACTGCAAGACTGGGGCTTCAAATTCCTTAGCCTTGATGTAGTAGTAGCTAGAGCCAGTCATATCAATCAAGTCAAACTTGGTATCAACAACATACTTCTTAACTGCCGCTTGCCACAGTGAAGACTCTTTCTTCTTCATCAAATAGAAAGCACGTTCCCACAAGTTCTTGATAGCATCTGCTTCAGTGGCAATGTGAATTGCCAACTGTGTGTTAACTGCTTCCAGTTTACGCTTGATGCTGTCGATAGTTTGTGGAATATAGCTCAAGCCTTCACGTGACGCTTGGAAGTCCAATTCGCCAATTGCAAAGTGCATTTCCAAACCACAGTTCAACAGGCTTGCAACATCGCCCAAGTCCTTTTGAGCCGCATCAGGCAATTGAATAGGATAAGCAATATTACCCATAACAGCTTGACACTGGCGGTCACCGTCATAACTATGAACACCAGGAATGATGTTTTCAGTTTCGTATGTACGTTCTCTAAAATTGAACTCACTAACACCTGAAATTACAGGACGCAATTTAAAGTAAGTGTAGACTTGGCGTGCTTCGTCACGGAACTTTGAAAAGTCCCAGTTGTCGTTCACACTAAATTTAACTTCAACGCCAGTAGGCTCAGTGGATTCTTCACTGCCCATCTTAGCAATACTAGGAACACCTTCGCCGTTAATGAAAGCAGAGTAGATACCTTTTACGCCATCTTTAATAGCAGTAACAGTAAAGTTGTCTGTGTAAGAGAACGGGCTCTTAGAACCCAGACCCAACGCACCAATAAAATCGTTACTGTTAGTCTTTGAACTTTCAAAGTAAGTAGTATAGATATTGGTTACTTGATCATGTGACAAGCCAGTACCGTAGTCACGGATGGCAAACCAAGGTTCCAATTGAGTTGGCAAATGTACATCAAATGGTGTATCTTGTTTGCCTGCGGCAGTATGTGAGTCAACAGCGTTGCATGACAGTTCGCGAACAATAGCACGAATCTTGTTAGCATACAAGCCTGAGCTCAAAATAGAAAACGCTTTAGCAGAGTTGCGAATACGGAACTCGCCAATCTCGCCCACGTTGCTCAAAATAGCTTCATTGTTTGGAGCAGTTTGCAATAGCATCTAAAATCCTTCTGTGTTTGTTAGTGTATGTGTTTATTATACAGGTAAAACCTGTCGAAGTCAAGTCTTTTTAGAACTGATTTTACCAATTTAACCCGGATAGCACATATGAACTGTCTTGCCTTTTTTGAGTGCATAGTCATACGTGTACCAAGTACCGCCTTTGTCCTGTCTTTCATTTTGGAGAGGAACAACTAATAGTATTTCGGTCTCGTCAACAATCTTTCGATCACGTTGCAAATATCCCAAAGGCTCACGTACTTCATCGCCTCCAAAAAATCCTTGTTGGGCTTGAGATTTCGGTGGATGGCAAATAATTTTATACCCTAGTTCACGAGCAATGGCAGCAACTTCTACATCAACTCCACGACAATCCCCGTGATGTAATTCTGCACCCTTATGCTTTTCTAGAAACTGTTTGACTTGCTCAAATTGAGTTTCATTCATTCCTTCTCTAGTACCAGTTACACCTATTTTCATTCTTTAACTCCAAAATGTTCTTTTAACTTTTCACCAAGCCATTCCCCGTGATAATCGTTTTCCTTCATCACTTTGATTGATTCTTCGATTACCAAATCAATTAATGTATGAGCACGTCCTGCAAGTTCTGGAGCCGCATACCCTGCTTCTAACATTATTTTTTTAATATTTTCGTTCATTGCTATCTCCTTAAAATGGAATGTCGTCATCCATATCTGCAAACACTACTGGCTCACGTTTAGGTGCTACATAACTTTTATCATGAAAGTTATTAAACACTTCTTGATAGCCGCCGCTCCAATCACTACTACGCAACCTATCTTGATTGTTACAGAGTATTTCAACCTTCTCTAAGCTAGAGTGTGGATTCCACGGATGATGCACTGTGACATATCCGTTGTAGTATGTGCCGTCCCAGGCGCCATTGACTACCCAAAAGTCGAAGTGCGTAGGACTGTACTCTTGTCCTATATTGACAAGCAAACTTGGTTTGTCTTTAGTGCCTAACATTAGTCTCATGGTGCATCCTTAATTACATCAAAAAGATTTCCGTATTCGTATCGTGTCCAATCATCCATATCAACATAGGTATTAATAGTACGTCTATAAATTGTTGTACACCAAACACGTTTGCGGCTAACAGTAGTGACAGGGCGCCATGCAAACCAGGGCTTCCATGGTCCCATCTCTATCTTTCTAGCAACATTACCAATTGGGTCACCTAATCCCATCCATTCATCCTTAGGCCACCTCCAAGAAGTTGCGTACCCACACTAAACGAGCTTGCTCGTCCATAGCAGTATACTCAACAATGTTAGCACGGATAGCATCTACTAGTGGATAGTATTCTTCATCCAAGTTGTGCTTGATGTCTTTGTTCAAGTCTACTAACTTATCTGTACGTGGATTGCGAGCAACCCACTTTGAAGTTAAGTAGTATGGCGACTTGATTTTAGCACTCACACCATCTTCAGTGTAAAATACATATCCTTCATGCTTACATTCCTTAGCCATTGCTTGTAGACGTGCCATGTTAGTAGTTGTACTTTCTGTATGGAAACAGCCAAAGCTAGATCCAAAATTTATCAGCGCAAATGGGTCATGTTCAACTTGGCTGTGCCAAATATTTTCACGCCATCCTAGTATGTACATACCTTCCTTTTCAGGAACAATGTGTGGATCGTTCTTATGAACGCACTCAAACATAAAAGTATAACCTTCCCAACGCTTACAAACTTCTAGATACCGTGCTTCGTCAATTAGTTCCCGTGCCATAGTAACATATGGGCTGTCTGTGCTACCAGTAGTAGACACTAACAGTTCTCCCTTGTACATTGTCACAGCTACCATGAAACCATTTACCTTACGGTGAGCAGTAACCTTAGTGTCTGCATCTAGTACAGGTGCTTCTTTTTCGATACCATAGTTGTAGATCTTTGTGAATGGATATGTAACTAGGTTAAAATCCTTGTCCACAATAGACCCACGACATTCAGCAATGAACTCGTTCCACAAGTTATCGTAGAACACTTTCTTCTTGTACTTTAGCACGTAGATACCAAGGCCACATTCTTTCATGTTAACTAGGCCACTAGTTTCTACGTACTCCTTCAACTTGTCCTTAAACATACAAAATTTCCTTAAAGCCTTCTTCTACAGTTGGCTCTTGTAAACCGTTAATCATTAATGTCATAATCTTTGCAGGAATAGCTTTGCCTGGACGGCTAGCCAATCTTCGACGGTGTTCCAAAATGTCAGGAGTTGCAAACACAACAGCAATCTTTTCATAATTTGGCAACATTGCCAACTTAGACTTACGACTCTTAACAGTAGTGTTAGTTTGGTCCCAAACAATATTACAGCCGTTAGCTTGTGCAATCGATACTTGGTTGTTCATCAAACGCATGGCAATTGGTGCATACTCTTCAAAAACTTCGTTATAAGTTTTGCCTTGTTGTTCAGCATAGTCGTCAATGAAACGATCACTTGAAACAACAACGGTGTTGGTAGGCCACTCTTGGTTTTTAATCCAAGTACTCTTACCTGCTGCCGGCACCCCAATCAACATATACAACTTAGACATGATGTCCCTTAATTTCGTTATCTTTAATACGATTGATAGCACGTTCCATGGAAATAACAATTTCACCTGTTGAGTCCATGCCTACGTCCAAACAACGATACTGTTCCAATCCGCTCTTACCGCCATGCAAGTGTCCATGAAAGTGCAAAGCACCACGATGCATTTGATCCCACTCAGCAATTGGATAGTGAAACATAACGCACTTGTGTCCGTCATACGTGATATCCAAATACTTGTGTACTTCCACAAAACAATTGCGGAATGTTGCATCCATCAAAGTCTTGCGGTCGTGGTTTCCTTCAACCAAGATCTTCACACCGTTCAAACGTTGCATAGTCTTGCCAGCATCACTGCCCGACATAAATGCCACGTCACCCAAAATGTAAACCAAATCTTCTGGTTCAACTTTGGAATTCCATTCCTCGACCATTGCATTATTCATATAGCTCAAGTCGTCTCTAAATCTAGCTCTTGTTTGTGGACAAAACTTCATAATGTTCTTATGTCCAAAGTGCAAGTCACTTGTAATCCATGTCTTCATTTTACTTCCAATCTAATTAATGGGCCGCTGACTCCTTGTCTCTGTTTAGAAAAGTCAGTCAAGTTGATATATAATGCTACAAACATACAGACTATAACAATGATATCAATCTTAGTTCTCATTCTGCATCCACGAACTCGCGGACCCATTCAAATTGAGTTTCACTTGCCTTGACCCATTTGAAATGCTCCCGGCGCCTGTTGACCTTGTCAAAGTCAAAGCAGATAAAGATCCAACCCTTGTCCTCGGAGAACATGACGGATTCTTGCACTTTAACGATTTGAACAATCTTACCTTTAAACTTTGCAACTACCATCATGATAAACTCCTTACATTTTAATAAATCTCACGAACAATATCAAATTCTTCTTTGGGCCACTTTGCTTTAAACTCGTCTGTCTTAATGTAATCATTGTATGCTTTAGCATCAAAGAACACTTTATGAAAAACAGTTTTGAAAGTACCTTTTGGGTTTATTGTTAGATAAACTGATTTTGCTTTGCCAGCCATTGTTCGCTCCTTTGTGTTTAAGTATGTATTATACAGTCAAAACAAAGCCCTGTCAATGGTTTTATCAACAGGGCTTAGTTGTATTTTTACAACGGTTAGTTAAAACGCATCGTAATAATTGTAGCTCTTTTCCTTCACTTTATTAAGTGTAAGAACAGCACCGTCCTTAACAAAGACAAACTTACCAGTTTGGCTATCAATCTTCTTCAAGTCACTTGCCTCGAAGTGGAGACGTTCCCAATCCCAACCAAAGTCGCCGTCTTCATCCTTCTCGTCGTCAAACTTCTTAAAGTGAACACGCACCTGTGTTTGAAGAGGGTTACCACTCCATTCCTTGCTTTCCAAATCAGTGTCTTTGAGGTCGTCACCGTTAAGTTGCAGTTTGATGCTAAACTTGTTGCCTGCGTCAAACTCTGGCTTAACGTTCAACATACGCAGAGCATCCTGCGGTTCTTCATCATAGCGATTCATTTCTTCGACAGTTGCTTTCAACATGTCGAAGTTGAATTGGCTAAACAAGGATGCAATTTGACACAACTTCTCGGCGTGCTTCTGAAGATCTGGCTTCAAGTTGTCCATGCAGTATTCCATAATGAACGCTGAGTCAAGACCTTTGTAGTCCAACATGTAGAACAAACGACCTGGACGGTTACGCATGTGTTGGTCAATGCGCCACTTGTCGTTACAAGTCAGGATGAACAACTTCTTGCTTGGGAATACACCATCCAGCAATGTCAATGCCTTTTCTTGGTCATCACTATCGTACACTTTTTCGAACTCGTCAAACAAGATTACAACAGGTTGTTCAATGCTTTGGATAAAGCTGTTAAACTTATCACCAACCCAAGGAGCGTTGATAACAATAGTTGGAATCTGCAAACGTTCAGCCGCTTGGATTGCCAAGTTCTTAGCCAACAGTGACTTACCAGAACCTTTTTCACCAGCAAGCATTACGCCAGTTGCGGCAGGACGGCTCATGAACGTGTTAAGAATACGATCAGTATTCTTAGACAAGTCGCCGTATGTCTTGCCTTTAATTTCGAAGCTGTCGATCATTTCCAGGTAAAGCGGGCCGTCCATCGGCATCTCTTTGACAACATAGTTGCCAGCAGGAAGCATTTCACGAATGTCCATTGCTTCTTTTGTGCTAACGCGAAACGTATTACCTGATTTGAGAAAATAAGACATGTAAATCCTTTTGTGTGTCTTTGTTTAAGTGTGTTAATTATAGCAGGAGTAAACGGTATTGTCTACCCCTGCGTATAATTTATTTGCGAGCGTTTGCTCGAACTTGGTCAAATGTAATTTCTTTAACCAGTTTACCATCGCGGTATACTTCTTCCAAAGCATTTGTCCAACCGCCAATACCTTTGTCAGTCCAACCAGTAGGAGCAGTCACACTTGACACGAACTCGCCACCACTATTGGTCCACAATGTAACACGACCTGCCTTGCTACGCTTACCACTGTCAGTGACAGGATCTTTTTGCACGTCGACCCAAGTGCCGTTAATTTGAGCACTTGAGCACTTCATTGCAAATCGTTGTGTGTCACGGTTTACAATTTGAAGCAAAGCACCGCCCATACCAAAAGCAATGTTATCGGCACTCCAGCCATATGCGGCAAATCCACCAAGAATAGTACGAACGGTTTGTTCGTTAATACCATCACCCTGGATAAGGCGAACATTGTTCAATACTTTGTAGCCTTTGGCATTGGTTGTGTAGCCAAACTTATCGCCTAGGATCTGTACGAGCTTACGGCACACAGTATCAGGGTCGCCTGAGTCAGGACGAATAACAACAGTAGCACCCGAGTCAACCACCTTTTGACGAAGTTCTTCGCCCCAAAGTTTAGATGCGGCGTTAAAGACATCATAAGAATCAGACACAACAGCGACAATAGCGCCAGGCTTTGCAAATTGAGTGAGCATGTTATCATAGGCTTTTACTTCGTTGTCTCGTCCCCAACTAGTAATTGTACTGTGCTCTGCGGCAGGGATAGAGAAAGCCGCAACCCCAGCGTTATAAAATTCCCGAGCATACAGAACACCAGTAACAGTATCGCTACCCATGAAGTTAACCATGTGGGCGGCTCCCCCGATACCTGCGCTTTCAAGGCTAGAAACACCACGAGCACCGAAATCGTGCAACTTAAAATCAATAAGGGAAGGGTCACCAGTTTTCTCCAATGCGTCAAGAATGACTTTTTTAATTGTATAACTTTGAGTAGCTACAGTAACTGGGTACCAAATTGCACGGAGCAATGAAGTTTCTAACCAAGTAGTCAACCAAAATGCTTTTGGGTCTGTGTTTTCAACAGTTGCAAGGACGTTGGACACAGGGACCACTGTACCTTCGGCAACGGCTTTAATGACCACAGGCAAGTAGCCGTTGTGTTCTTTAAGGATGTATTCCCAACCTTCACGGTTGAAAGGCTCGCCATGTGCAGTAAGGATTTCGTCTGCAATGTCAATGTCGGCTTGTGTAATTGGATCAAGCAAGTACTCCTTAATGAAGGCTTGAAGACCGAACATGACAGTTTTGTCATATTGTCCGCCTCTGGATTCAATGTAAGAATATACACCAGTAGTACCTGCTGGGTATTGTTTGAACATACTCACTTTGTATGAGTCTGTATTGAGAATGATGTTTTTTGCGAGTTTCATGATAAGTTCCTTATCTAGTTAATCACCCATTGCGTCTATCGCTTGGGCTTATGTATAGTATAACAAAGACCCCATGTCTTGTCAACTATTATTTGGTTTTAATCAACCAAATTCTACCAAAGTAAGTGAGCCGCCTTGCTCACTTACCTTTTGAGCAAAATATTCAATTTGCTCCATAATCGTTTCTTTGTCTCCTCCAGCCAGTCCCATACCAATATATGGAATACCAATTCTCTTAGTACCAAAATTGTGAACTAGCTTTTGGATGATAAGCATAAATGCCGCATATTCAAATACGTCTTCACCTGTGCTCATGTTGTATTGTGTGTAAGCATTGATAATTAGAAATGTCCCTTGGTCATATTCTGTCCAATTTCCAAGTTTCATATACTCACCCTTCTCAGTGAGGCTATCAATCTTAGCACACATTGGATAGCGTTCGCGGATTTCTCGGGCAATGCCCCCGCCCATTGTGTTAAAGCAATTACAGCCTTGCACAATTACATCAAACTCGCCAGCTTCGGCTAGGTCGATTAGGTTACCTTTTGTGTGCTTTAACATTTTTCTACATCCTGTAAAATACTTTTAAGTTCTTCAATGTTGATTGTAAGAAACTGTGCAGTTGTTTGCAATGCAATGCCTTCCCCGTCACGCAATCCAACCATTGTACGTTCTCGTTGAATAGCGTATAACATCTGTTCTTTGCCAGCAATTGTGTTACGCAGATTGTCTGCTACGATTTGGGTGTTCATTCTTCAACTCCTCATCTTTTTCAATTCAGCAACAGAATCTATTGGTGCTTTGCCGTGATAGAAATTTGCCCGCAACTTAGTCCATTCTTCTTCAGTTGGGGTTGGAATCTTATCCCATCCACAAACTACACAGACCCACTCTGTCCATAGTCCAGATTCAATACCTGGGTTTTGCTGTAGGTACTCAGCGTTCTGTTGTTCTTGTGTTAGTTCTTCATCGTCCCACATCATTCTTCATCTCCAAAATCTTCCTCTGGAACGGGCACATCTGTCTTTGCTGGCCTTCCAGCTTTCTTTGCACCCCAACTGTTTGGATGTGCGGCGCCTTCTACTCTACCACTTTCTCTGTAGGCGCCTTGTTGAATAACTCCACCGTTGGCTAAAAATTCCGCCATTGCTTTATCAAATTGCTCACTCATATTATGCTCCTAGAAAATGTTGAATAATTTCGTAGTGATCTTCAAAACATTCTTCACTACGTACTTCTGCGATTGGTACCCAACGTGCTTTTTCAGCATCGTCGCTACCTTTTACTTTGGGCAAGTCGCCATCTGGCAACTCAATGTGAAACGCATGAGTAATGATGCGTCCACGTGGACTACGGTCAATGGCATCAAACACCTTGCTACGTCGAATACTACCACGCAACACAGGAGCGGGAACCTTAATCAATGTTTCTTCACGCAACTCACGAATGGCAGCATCTTCAACTGACTTGTCAGTGTTAGCGTTGACATAACCACCTGGCAATGCCCACAAGCCTTTGCCTGGTTCAGCACGGCGTTTGATAAGCAAAATGTGTCCGCTTTGGATCACAACCGCATCAGCAGTACTGAAGATTGGAGGATAAGGCAAACTGGCATATTGCTTCTTGTAGTTAATAACGAACTCGCGTTCTCGAATGATTTGTTCGTATTCTGGGCTGTCTTTAAACTCAACCAAGAAGTTGAAAGTGCTTTCTGGAACAACACCTTTGATAAAGCTCATGTTCACATCACGTTTGAAGTACAGGTCACGAATGTTAACTGCACTCAGGAATTCAATCAGTTCTACGTTTTCAAATCCCCATTGTGGGAACATGTCTAAGTAGAATGAACTGTCATCTTTCTTATGTCCAATGATACCAACTTTAACACCTGGCTTGGTGTGTTTGGCAACCAGTGCTTGCACACGAACAGCCCATGCTTGGTCGTTGTAGATAGTGTCTGGATTTTCTTCAACGTTGATAATCATTGAAAGACCACCTGCGGCATACTTGATCATCTTGGCACGTTCGGCAGATGTAAATGGGTTTTTGTAAGTGCGCGGTTGTGCGGCACTACCTGTAATAATCACCAGTTGTTCACACAATGCTGTGGCACGTTTAATAATCTCTAAGTGAGCATTGTGAATTGGTTGAAAACGTCCGATTAGGACTAGGGTATCGTATTTCTTAGACATTGAAAAATCCTTTCAATAATGTCAGCGTTGCGTCTATCGCATTGCTTTGTTGCTGTGTATTTATTATACAGGAGAATTACTCCCCTGTCAATTGATTTGAAATTAATCTGAGAACAATTTTACCAATTCTTGTGCCAGTGTATTGTTACCTAAAACTGGGCTCAAATTAGTATGTTCGTCCTTGTAGCGTTGGTACAATTTGTGCTTTTGTTCAGCTTTGGATGCCGCGGCATTTGATAAACGATCTGCACTCTTAACCAATTCCGAACCAGGAGTTTGTGCAATCTTTTCAATAGCATTGGCCATTTTGGCTGCTCTGTCGTGTCCCACGCCAGTTACTGCCCAAACCATATCTGCTACATTCTTACTAAACTCTCGTTCAATGTCACCATAAGTGACTTGTGTGTCTTCAATGGTGTCGTGTAACCAAGCTGCCGCAATTACTTCTGGGTCTTGTGTGATTGTTTTGACACGACGCACCACATCTGCTAAATGGTTTACGTATGGTTGATCTCCATATTTTTGTTCAGCGTGTGCATTGGTAGCAAGAGCTTGCGCCCTTACTTCGATATTGTTTGTGGATTCAGTTAGTTCAATCATTTTCATATCTTTATTTAACTTTTCCTTCGTAACGTGCTATCACGTACCAATCAGGTACTTCGGATTTGTTGTTGTGCTCGTTGTTGTAATCTTCAGCATACTTACGAGCTTCTGCTTCGTTATCAAAGTACACATCGTCCCAAGGCTTTTGACCCCAACCACGTTCGTATTCAGTTAGAGAAACTTTGAAAACATTTTGGTTGAAATTGACTCTGGGCATACACTTCTCCTTTTGTTACAGTTTTAGTATAGCATCAAATAGGAAAAAGTCAAGTCGTAGAAAAGCCGTTGCTTTTACACAACGGCTATCTTGACTTACTATTAACGATTCATTACGTACATTGTAACTTCAAAACCGTAGCGCATTTCTGTTGCTGATGGTTTAGTCCACATAGTAGTTCTCCTTTGTTTAAGTTAAGTACCTTTTGCATTAGTACTTATAAACAGTATACTGGAAAACTACCCTGTTTCACATACTGATAATCATTAAAGACATATCACGAATTCAACACCTTGGCAACTGAATTCATTACACTAGCAATACGTCCAATGTCACGAAGATTTTCTACAGTATAGCCTTCTGTCTTGAGTGTTTCGTAATGTGCCTTAACACAGAAGTGACACTTGCCAACAATACTAGCTGCCAAGCTGAATGCTTCAAAGTTCGACTTGGTAGTTCCGCCATGTGACGCAATAGCGTTCATGCGTAACTGTGCTGGCAAACCTTTTAGGCTAGGATCATCAGCCATTTCAACGAATGGATACCAAACGTTGTTCTGTGCCATAATGCTTGCGGCTGTCATTGCTGACTCTGCGTGTACTGGACCATCCGCTAGCATAATGCTTAGTACTTTTCCGTTACCAGTTGCAGCCAATGCCGCTACAGCACAACCCATAGCAACATCAGCATCTAATGTACTACGCACTAGGACAGCATCAAGATTTAACTTAGTGTCCTTGGCGTAGTCTGGCAACGCTTCTTTGATAGCGTCGATGAATGCCATTATAGTGTCTCTCCGCCTACTGTACGGTTACAAGCACAAAGCTCGCCAGTTTGTAGCGCATCCAATACACGAAGTGTTTCTT